CTCATTTTTCCCATCTGTAGAAGATATGATCCTGTATCTCTACAGTCTTCGTTTTAGTCTTTGCCCAAGCAGGCAATACATAGTCTGCATGGTAATGCGTTGCACCACCAGTGATATCTAGGAAGGAAATCTCATTACTTAGAATTGCTCCTGCAAGACCATACATCCTATTATATATCTTCTTATTACGGGGTGTGTCGCTCTTACCGTCACAGAACCAGCTGAATTGACACCTATTTTTTATAGGGTATCTCACTTTGGGGTTTTGCCATGATGCTCGTGTAGGCCCCTGTTCTACCACCTCACAGATGGTGTTAGGGTATCTCTTATCATTAACACGGTTCAATACGACAGCGGTAACTGCAAGCTCTCCTGCGATACCCTGACCCCTTGCCTCATGATACATGTTGAGTGCAAGACACTCAGTAGACCTATCAGGTACGTTTGGTTGTGACACAGAAAGCATCAACCCAAGGATTGCTGCCTCACCAAGTTGGTGAAACGCTTCAATACTACTCACATTTCACCCATTTGTGTGGTGAGATACTTCTCTGCATACTTTCCTGCCTCATTAGACATAAAGTAAACCCCAACATCCTCAACAACCTCATCGATGGTGAAGTCATTCATACCACCATAAAAATATCCATCACAGAAATCTTCGATGTCCATCATCCAGTTATTCATCTTACTCATATCACATATTCCTCTTTAAATTTTTCCAATAGTCCACCCTGCATTGCATATGCCTCAATCTCCCAAGGCTCATCACTGTATGCAGTAGTATCATCATAGACCTTACCCATGTACATCTTACGAAATCCATCAAGGTCTTTCATCTTACGAGTGGCACCCTGCCACACATGCACCATCTCATGGCACACAGTCTCAACCAGTTCTTCATCGTCAAGTGCTTTATCAATGTCAATGTAGAAGTCACGATTGCCGTCACCTTCATAACACCAACCAGCAACACCTTCATTCTTGAGATTCTTGAGGTTGAGTTCAATCTCAAGGGTACGCATACGAGGCATCAACTCACTAATGCAGAAGGTAACAGCGTTCTCAGCGAGAGCCCGTTTCTTCTTCGTGGAACCTATGACATTGACGTAGTTCATATCTCAATCTCTCTTGATTATATCTTACTATAACACACGAAATAGAATCTGTCAACCCCTAAAATGCGACGAGGGCAAACCATCCTGCCGCAAATAGGGTTAACATGAACATGGTTTCAATAGCGATTGTTGCAATCTTCTTCATAATCAATCTCCTATATTAAGTAAAGGGGTCCGGTCCAGTTGATGGTGTAACCACCGTCAACGATGTTTCCCCGTGCAGCGTTCCGAGTAGGAGCAGCATAACCAGCGGCTTTCAGAATGTCACCCTTCCGAAACTTCTTGTCGTTGTCGGTATTGACAACAAAACCCCAAACGCTACCACCTTCACTGAATACCTTGATGTACTTAGTTCCCACCTTGTAGGTGATTTTCTCGTTGAACCTAGCAACCATCTCCTTATTGATGTCGGTCAATTCACCAGTGCCGCCAACTTTGGCATAGGCGCAACCAGTGGTCCAAGTAAGATAATCTTCTTTGATGTTCTCAATCAGGGTGTTCATTTCGTTTTTCATATCAATCTCTCTCTGTTTTCTCATTATACCTTAGTATAGACCATAGAACAGGGATTGTCAACAAAAATCGTACATGCTAAGTCATTGATTCTAAACGATTCTCAAAAAAAGTTAGCCTGCGGCAAGTCCTTTTGCCTGTGGATACTGAGCTTGTTCGATTCGTTTATAGTCATCATCCCAATCAAATGCTTCCTTGACCACATTATCAGATAGACCCTTGTACTTACGATGCAGGGTCTTATCCTTTGCAGCAATCAATAGTTCTGCCTCATCCTTGTGAAGACCCTCAAGCATCTGGACAAACATCATTTCACGTTTGTTCTGATTTAGAGCAGGATTACCGCCCTTAATGAAGTGATACAGTCGGCGTACCTCTTTCTGCAGCAGGGTATGTTCTGTACCCTCTGGAGCATCATTCACCGTGTATGGTACATCACCTTCTGGTAGCACCCATTCAATCTTGGGATCAAAGGATGCCTTGCAAATCATACGAAGTGCATCTGTCTGGTACTGCTTCAAAAAGGTTACCTTTTCCTTCTTTGATTTAATTTTAGAAACCTGTGTCAAAATCTCTGCAAAGCTGCGTGTATATGTGTCTATCGCCATTAGAATTCTCCTATCGATTCAACGAGGTTGCGTAACCTCTTTTGTGTAAAATAATTTAGTAGTTTGCTACGATCACCATCTGGTGCATCTTTGTACTCTTTCAGTATATCAAAAAATAACTCAGGTGGTGATTCTTTGAGGTCAATTAGTCTTTTGTTTCTCTGAAAGTTTCGTTTGACCTCATCGTTAGGAAACTCTCCCCCAACCATAGTCTGGATTTTCTTTTTGCTTAGGGGTTTCTGTCGCAGCCCATCAACAAAGGTATTATCAGGTGACAGCACGTTAGGAACACCATCACTGCTATCGCCCTTTAGAACATGCTCACTCAGATAGATATCTGGATCAACACCATTGATAAATTTCTTAGTGATTGGACTGTACTGTGTCACGTTACGGAAACTCTGTAACTGAATGAAGTCCTTGTCACCTGACAGGATCAACGTCTTACCGTTGTCGAACTCCAGCTCACCACATAGGGCAGCAATGATATCATCAGCCTCTGCACCATACACCTCAAGATGTTTGTAGGGAAAGAACTCTTTCAGTTCTGCCTTGATTGCATTCAGCACTTCGAAGATGGCATCCCAATCATTTGTGGATTTTTCTCTGCCCTTCTTACGACTGTGCTTGTACTCAGGGTAATAGTCCCGACGCCAGTAGTGCTTGGAGTCATAACATAGAACCAATTCGCCATACTCATCACAGAACCTCATGCGATACATGCGTAGGGAATTGAGGATCATATGACGGACCATATCCTCATCGGGTTTGGTTTGCTTTGTCATATGCAGATGCATCATAACTGACGCAACTGAAATCTGGTTCATATCAACTAAAATAGCCATAATAATTCTTTCGTTCTATTTATTATTTATAACGGTTGCATTGAAGGCCATCATGCGTCGTTCACCTTCTACAGAGAAGGGATACACAAGATGTTTCAACCAAGATGGAAATACTAGAAACTTACCAACCTCTGGTTTGAATTTCAAATTGTCACACCTAAAAGATTGTGTTTCACCATATGCAAATTCAATCAAACCCTTTGCAGGATAGTGATCTTGCAAATCTTCTGCCCATTCATCGTTCATACCTTCTGGCACCTTGAGATAGATACCACCAGAGAAATCTCCGTTATGGTGATGAAAAGGATTGAATTCACCAGCATACTGACTAACTACCCAACTGTGATCTAGATGAATATTATCTAATGTAGGTTTTTTATTCCAGTTTGCAGAGTCCATTCGAGTCCAAGGATTATTTCTGCGCTTATCAAGCATATGATTCAGATAATCAAGACACCCCTGTTTTACAGTTTTGAGAAGATATTGTTTGTCTTCATCACTAGTAAGAGGAATTAGAACTTCTTTACTCACCTTACCAACAAGTTGGTTTGACCAATCCCACTTCTTACTTTTTTCTTCACTGGAAAGAACATCATCAGATACATCATTAACGATTTTTATAAATCGCTTTGTCACTTCAGTCTCTAGAATTGCTGGACTAAATGGTTCATGAAATTTCTGGGTCATCATCATCTTCCTCTACTAAATTTGCCAGTTCAGTAATTGTTTCAAAGTCAACTTCTGTCTCAAAAATATTATCTTCATTAATATTGATATCAACATATTCTTCCATGAACTTTTGTGTTATATGTTCCATTTCCATATCTCTATATATTGAACCGTTCACCATCGAAATAACCATTGCCATGTCACGAATAAAAGATTTCGCACCAACATCAATACCATTCTCACTCATAGTGTGAATCATCTGGACCATCAAACTCTGAGTAAGTTCCTCAGCGAATTGCCTGTCCTGTTGCATAGCAATAACATCCTCATCAGGAAGCTTTACTTCTCTTCCGCTTTTTGCGAGCCACGGTCCCTTTATCACGTTCTCCGGTGGCGTCGTCTCTTGGTCGCTCATTTCCATATTCCTCTTCAAGCATTTCTTGTGTATAAGTACATCCCATGTCAGGATAGAATGTTCCTACGTTGCGTTTTGGTTGACCCTTGCGTGGTCCATACCAATAGTAAGCCATCACAACACATTTATTGCGAATCTTACCTTGTTGTTGTTCTCCGTAGAACATGTCCACCCAAACACCATCACGAAGGTATTTTTGCATATTGCGAATGTACCCCTCATGATCTGCAAGTTTTGCGTCTGCACCCTTTACCTTTTGTCTTACAGCAGCACGTTCAGACTTTGCATAATCCTGTTGAACCTTGATCCACTGCTTAACTTTAGCAGGGCTCAACTGATGTTCATCATCAAGCTTGCGTAAGCTTGCATGTATGTTAGTCTGTCCATAATTAGGGTTCTTTTCTAATTTGGCTTCTCTCGCTTTTGCAAGACGTTCTGACGCAGCTGCTTTCTGCTCATCAGTCATAGGTTTGCGGGGTTTGCGTTTCTTAGGTGCTTTCCACTCACTATTGTCTGTAGTAGCAGTGATCTTTTTCTTGCGTGGCATTGGATTAATATCCTTGTTCTTCCATTCGTTTTTCAAGATTACGTTTCTGCCTACGTTTAGATGCAGCACGTTCATGTCGGCGTTTCTCACCCTTACTAGTATAGTGTTCTCGTTCTCGTAGTTCATTAAAGAACCCATCTTCGGTGAGCTTCTTCTTTAGAATCCTCATCGCCTTGTCAACATTATTATTACGCACTTCAATTCTCACACTAATTCTCCTTCTTTTGAATAGTATACACTCTTTAGGTCAAATAAGTCAATGCACTTTTTGCATCCACTACATGGTTTTGACATACCAGTAATCCATTTTCTGTTTGCCTTATCTCTCTTTGCCCTTACAATATATAGTTCGCACTTAGACAAGTCTTCTACATCAATTGACTTGAGTGCATTCTTGATTGCATGGACCTCTGCATGAAAAAACACTGCATGATTGTTCTTGCAAAATTGAGCTTGAAAGGGGTGTGTCTTTTTATGATTGTATCCATAGGAAACCACCTTGCCCTTGCGTACCACTGCTGCAGCAATCCTTGCACCACGAACAGGTTCTACTGACTGTGCAAGCTTGAAAGTCTCATCGAAGATTTCAGTGATCATCCTCGCCTCATCTTGGCAATCTCTTCTGCCTGTTTCTTACCCCGAACTGGTACTGCATTGGATTTGTGCATCTGTGCGATACCTATAATCTCAGTACCAGTATAAACATTCTCTTCTTTCTTTGACATAGAAGAATTGTAAGTAGGTTTACAGGACTCTAATTTGGCGCACTCGGCAGGACTCGAACCTGCGACCCACGGCTTAGAAGGCCGTTGCTCTAATCCAACTGAGCTACGAGTGCCTATACCCATCTTCTTGAGAAACTTGGCGTGTTGACGCTCTGCCTCTAGGACAGAGGCCGACTTCTTTTTCTGTTTGCGCTTGCGAGTATTCGTAGTCGAATAATACACAGGCAATAAATGCATACCGCTCATTATATAACTATAAACTAATTTTTAGGATTTGTCAAGGTCTTTTATCACATCTTCAATAAGAACAAGTTCCTTGTCACCATCCTTGTCCATTTTGGTCTTAATATAACCCTCTGATTCGAGAGTTTCAAGCATAGATTCTACAACATCCTCAATCTTTGGATTCCTAAAATAATTTCCTGCAAAATATGCAGCACCGATAACACCCATTGCAAGGGCTGTGTGAAGGTATACATCCATAACCATATTTATATCTTTCCTTAGAACCAATCTACAAGCATACTATACACTAAAAATTAGCCCATGTCAAGACATTTCTTTGATTTTTTTTTATTTAGTTGTGGCTATGAACACACCGTTCCAATCTTTGTCTAGTGGCTGGGTCTTCATGAACTCACACCTCTCAATCCACATGGTATAGTAGTTTCTCATTCTTCCATCAAACTCTATACTCAAATCATTGCATAAACGAATGGCATGGTCAAATTGTTGATTGCTATAATGTTCATGCATCTTTATGTGTTGATTTTCTGCAAATCCCCAATTGGTATTCTTCATCATCCAATCCATCTCACTCAGGACTGTGTAGATACGAATACCAAT